GCGGTTCGATCCCGCTATTCTCCATTATGTACTACTTCCCAGACACTGAATACGTTTACTCAAGTCTTATGAGTGGGTTTTTTACTAAAGAAGAAATTAATCCTAAACTGAATGAACTTTGCATTAACTATGAAAAAGTTAGGGATGAGTATAGAGCAGTAAAGGATCAATTAGTATATACTAATTGGAACGGAAACAACGAATATACTACAATTGAAAAAAATCCATATGATGGTTGGAAGGTTGCTGCACTATTTGGGCAGTATCATCCTGCTATGGATATAGCAAAACTTGAAAAGGTTTATGATCA